CCCGATGTCATACTTGTCAGCCAATGCCTTGAGTGAACCACCGACAGTTAAGCCCGTGATAGGTCGCGACATTGACAGCGTATCCAAATAGTATTTAGGAATGATTCCATAACGCCATGCAAGGATTGCCCCATCGAACGCCATGTTGTGACAGATCAAGTAGCTGTTTGGAATGTCCAACTCTTCCAGTGCCATAGCGATCTCGCCATTGGAACCAGTCACCCACTTGGCAGGCTCAGTGTTGATCTTGTACGAGAAGCCAATCACCTCGAACTGCGGGTCACGTATGTACGCCTCGGTTGTCATCTTGGACAGACTAAACTCTTTTGAGTAGTAGGTCTCAAAATCCAGTGTAATGTATTTCATTTTTTGTTCCTAATGTGGTCGGGCTTGGGGCAGTTATCAGGTACGTCGACAACAACCCACACCGCTGTCAAGTTATTCCTGTACCTTGCCGTGATATACCGATCAATATAGACACCAAATACAGATTCAAGTGACTTCCTAACTGAGCGATAACTGATTCCAGTCATCTCTGAAATTTGTCGTGATGTCAAACCATCCGGATGCTCTATCAAAACTTTTCGGATGGTGTTGTGGTTACTTTTCATACAGGGGCGTCTTCTTCGTTCTCAGGGTTGAACTTAGGCTTGCGTTGGTCTTTGTGTTTCGGATTAGGAAACGGTGGAAAAGGCCATGTCATAGCTGTTCCAATGCGGCTTGTAGCCCCGCAAGTCCGCCAACACGTTGGTCATCAATGAATATCTGTGGCATCTGACGCACATCAGGATAACGCATGATCAGCTGCAGCATAACGTCAGGTTCACTAACATCCAATTCAGTGTAGTCCAAGTTATTTGCATTAAGCAGTTGCTTAGCCATCACACAGTTGGGGCAGTTATGTTTTGTGTAAATTTCAATCTTCATCTTCATCGTCCTCGAAGTGTTCTTGCATAAGGTAAACCTTCACGATATCTAGAATGCCAAGTACGGTTGGCAAGATCATTGAGTCCTCGTACTTGTCGATTACCGCCAAGAGTTCACCGACCATGCCATCGGCTAACTTTTCTTGTGATAAGTTCATGGTCCTGCCTGTACTCCTTCTGATTCTTCCCAAGCGATTTGGTTGTCAGCCTCATCGAACTTCTGTGCAACCTTTGCAGTTTTAATAAGTGCTTCGATTGCTTCAGGAAAGTTTGCGCCAATCCAATTTAAGGACTTGAGCAACTGCTGGTTATGAGCTTGAACTTCAGCCACACTTGCTTCGAGTTTGTATATCTTGTCAGACAAGTTCATGGTTGACGCGCTCACATCCTTGAACGCTTTATCTGTATCAGATTTGAACTGATTAAGGTTTTGTTCATTGACCAAGTATTTATTACCTCCGGTTGAGTAGTTGCTAAATGCATCGGTCACAGAGTGGACAGTGGGTGAGTAGTAGAACGAGCTCATGCTTCAAACACCTTCTTGAGTTCAAGGTACACAGCTTTGGCCAAGCCAATCGACATTGAGTTAACAAGCTGTTCAGCGTTAGGAGAACTTGTCAGTGAAGTTGGTGGTATGGCCAGGGGCCCTGCAGTTGACAATGTGATCTGTTTCTTGGCTTTGTACTTGGCGTTGTACTGACGCTGTTTATCGCGCTTGGCCTTCTTCTCCATCCGAGAGGCATGTGCTTTGGCAAGTGCTTCGTGCCTGTTGAATGTCGGGTACGCATCTCCAACTGCTTGATACACATACATCCCGCTATCGCTTCTTGAACGGCTAAGTATTCCACGGTCTAGCATCTGCTTGAGGCGAGTGGATATTCCAGTCATGTCACCATTGTTCACCGCGTTGGCTACCTGAATGCTTGAGATGTCGGGAGTTGCTTTGATTGCATCCCAAATTTGTTTACTGACGTTGGTTTTGTCAGTCGTGATAGGTGACGGTGCATCTGCTACATCATCGTCAAATTTAAGGTCGTTAAGTTTCATGAGTTCGCTCCGTAAGTCAGGCATGTTATTTCCCTTCTAGTTTTTTAGTTACCAATTCAGTTGTGATGATTTCGTGTACTTGCTCGATGGTGGTTGCAATGTGAGTCGTTGCTCTGTCACCTTCTCGTGTCGCTGATTGCACTAGGAACCCATTGGCGACTCTATGGATTCGAATGTTAAGTGGTGTATCTGTGATGTAGTCCATGATGGACCCTCCGTAATAGGCAATGTGGTTAGGGTTGGTCTTAGCAACCGCTGGGCTATTTAGGATTGAGGAGTTGATTGCCCCTGAGTCCATCATCTGTCTCAGTGTTGCGGATTTTATTTGTTCGTTTGACATCTTCTTACGAGTTCCTATCCAAGTGTTCAAGTAATCGTTCAAGGTAGTGGCGAGCTTTGAGGACATCCTTTACCCCATCTTTATCTTTGTATCTAGCGATGTATTTGATGACGTTGCCACGCAAGAAGCCTTCAAATTCTTCGGCTGTCATCCAAGATTCCATGGCTGTCCACGGCTGAATATCTTTGCTTCGATAGTGGTCACCTCCTATTTGTGTTTCACTGGCTAGTGGTTTATTCATATGATTTCCTTTTCGGGTCTAGTTCTAAATGAATCATGAGTTGGACAAGACGAGACTCCATCCTCGCCAAGCGTCGTTCAATATTGGAAAGGCTGTTCAAGTCGCTTGACTTGCGGGAGACCGCGCCACTTGTCTCCGAGGGTTTTGATCGAAAGAATCCACTGACGTTGGTAATAGCGTTTAACATGTTTTTCTACTTCATATGATTTAAATGTGTTGATTGCTTTGCGCATGAGTTGGTACTCTGTCATAGTTTGGCTCCTGCCATACGTGCACCGACTGCCGCAGCTACGGCATTGTCTGTGTCAATTTGTTTAAGGAATTCCGATGCCTTGCTGATCTTCTCAGCAGTGCGCTCAGACTTAGCCAACATACGCTTCATGTAAGATTCAGGGATATAGATGCGTACATCAGGCCACAGCTTGACTGCCTCGTTAAGTGATTTGCAGTTGACTAAGAAGTCGCGAATCTTACTGCTGATTGCATTCCACTTAATATTGATGTCATCAACTTGCTTGTCACGCTGAATGATGGGGGCCATGTCAGGATGCTCTTCAGTCATCGAGAAGTATGCCGTGTAGCTGTTTTGGTCAAGTGGTACGCCAATCTTGTTGGCTAACTTGATGAACAAGCGAGTCTTCATACCGTGACCGTTATGCTCATACTCTGCCACGCCACACAGTTCACCGACATTGCGTTTCCACGATGATGGAATGACGTCTTTCAAGTGGTAGTGTTCGCCCCAAACTAATTTTTCGAAATCAGTTGGAACATAGTTGAACGCCAAGTTGTCCGTGACTTCAGGAATTGAATTGACCTCCGCTTCTTTCATGCGATTGATCTTGCTGCGAACTTCGTCCAGCAGTTGGTTGCTAATAGCTACATAAGCCATGGTGTTGCTCCGTTTAGTTAGTAAGTTTAAGTCATTATCCGTGATAATCAATAGGGACAAACCCCAAGATTAAAAATAAATTGCATGTCTAACGAGAGCCATGCCAGCTTTCAGAACAGTGTCCTTGAGAAGATTAAGTCGAATCTCCTCCGTGTAGGTAATCCACTGTCCGTTGTAATAGCCACTCATGTTGGGTATGGATGCGTTGTTCAAGCCGAGCCTAACGACCATCTCTGCATCTGTACCCATCGGTGTGGTGTAGTTGATATCTCTTACGTTGATTCTGTATCCGTTGTCGAGGCCGTATAGATGACTCATGAGCATCTTGTCGAACGAGCCCAAGCGGAGCATGACTTTGGTTAACTTGTACAGCACCGCAGTCTTTGCTCTCGCATCGTTGTATTGGGCCTCGCTTACGAGTCGATCATTGCTCCAGTTCGAAGTGGACGTTTTCACCATAAGGCGCTTCGATCTCGCTACTAATACACCACACGACAGGGAAGCTAGGTTCACTTGCAAAGTCTGTGTAGCCATCGGTCAGACAGACAAACACATCGGGGTCGATGCCTTGGTCAGCACAGTAATCAAAGCCTGCAGGCATATGGGTACCGCCACCTGAATAGAACTCGAGGCTAACTTCTTCGCCACAATCGAACTCTTGGTGCTTGACTACCTCAGTGTCGGTGTACAAAACATGAACCTTGGATGGTCTGCACTGCTCGATGATGCGTGATAGGTGACCGTTGTAGTGATCAAGCTCAACCTTAGAGATGGACCCAGACACATCGACTTGCACGACAAGTTCGCCCATCTGCGGTAGCTTATCTACGCTAGGCAAGTACACATCAGCAAAGCGACGATTAGGTCTACGCCACGATTGGCCTTGGTTCACACGAGACACACAGTGCTTCTCAAGAATCTCATACCATGGGGTCTTGGACTCGAGCATACCTGCAACCATATCCTGTAACTTGGCGGACAACTTACCGCGCATCTTGGCGGCTTGTGCTGCTTCAGCGATCTCGATCTTGATTTGACCTTCAAGTTCACGAATCTCATCTTGGGTCAGTGGCTTGCCACTATCGCCATCACCATAGATCACATCATCACCAGTGCCATCGTTGGTTGGTCCGTCACCATCATTACCATCGGGCAAGTTGTCATAGATGTTCTCGACTGTATCGTCCTTGGACCCCTTCATGTCCACAGTGTTGGGGATACGCTGACCCACATTGCTATCGTCTAGCATGTCGTTAATCCAAGCGTCACCTGCATAGTTCCATTTCTTACGATTGCGAGTACCGACACGCAGTGCATGCTGACCGATAACGTGACCGACCTCGTGGCATAAGCCCCACACCACTTGGGGGACAGTGAGTGACTCGATGAAGTCAGGGTTGATGTAGATACGCGCCCTTGCGTCCACTGCCAGTGTTGGGATATCACGTGTGATAACCATGGGGCGTTTAAGTAGGATGCTTGCCCAGAATGGGTGATCAAGTACGATCTGCGCTTTGGCTTTGTCTAGTTTGGTTGTCATGATTAACCTTTAGTTATGTTGAAAGTAAATACTTCATTGCGATCAACTGCTTCGCAAATCCGATACGCTTTGTCCAATTCTTCTTGGCTTCTTATTAGTGGGGTGATCTCTCGTGCTTTCCTTGCATTGACTATGTTGAAGAAGTTGTAGTCATATGCGTGCTTCTCAAACAACTGCTCGATCTCGGTAGATACCTGCTTGGCACGCCATGTGTTGTACGATGCTTGCTCAGGGTTATTCATACGCCATGCCGCAAAGTCACCCATGATGAGTGCATGTATCTCATTCATCTGTGCGGTATTTAAGTTCTCACCTTGGGCATCATTGCTGCCATAGCTTCGTCTTATGTACATGCCATAGTGGTCAGCCAGTCCCTTGGCTAGAGTAACAGCCACCGATGAGTAGCCACCGCGTGCTACACCCTCCATGATCATTCGCTTGACTGAATTCTTCATGCGAACAGTCCACCCCGCAGGGTCAACATGTGTAGTTATGGTAGCCCCAGGAAGTTTACTGAGTCGGGCAACATCCCAGTAACTCATGTTTTGGTTGTGTATGCTCATACTTTTTCCTTAGTTACGATCACTTCGATGGTGTCGTTGTTGCGTTTGATGGTTAGTTCCTTGTCTGCAACACCTGCGATGATGCGTGATAGGTGCCACAGTAGCTCATCTTGAGTTTCGTTACGGATGCGTTGCTTGAAGTACATGATTGCCACCCCAAGAAACGCTCCGATCAGTATCAGTTCAAAGTCTGAGAAGATCATGGTTGTCCGTACAGTGCACCCATCTGCTGTGCGATGTAGTCAAGCTTCTTAGCGGCTTGTTCACGAACGATTGGTGACTCACGCAGTACTTCTTTGTTATCAGAGAACAGCTTGACAGCCTCACCGATAACGCGTGCCATCTCGGATACATCACTATCTCCACCGATGTTGAGCCGCTTAGCCATCTCGACGCCTTCGATGACGTTCTGAATTGCTGAGTCGCGGAAGATCGCGCCTTCAGTACCGATGGGTTTGTTAAGTTTGTCAACCAAGTGTTTGAGTGGTTCCATCATCTTCTTAATGACTTCACTACGAGCACGAATAGCCACCTCATTCATGGATGCCTCGAACGCTTGCTTGTCTTCTTCACTGATATCGAACAGGAAGTGACTTGCTTGTGGCAGTGGTGTGAATCGTAGGTCGTGTCCAATACGTGCTTGGAACTCTTCAGCAGTTGGATAGTCCGATGGGCTTGGTGCTACATACCTCGCAGGTTTAACCTTACCCGTATCGGCGAGCAGTCTAGATTGCACATCAAGTGCCACATACTTGTCATAGTCAGGCATGATGAGTGCCATGTATGTATCAACTTCAGCCATCAAGCTACGCATACTCTGCGTGTACTCGAAGTACTGTTCGTTGGGCAGTAGCCTTGGACCTTTGTCAATGTATGGCAATGTGCGCGATTTGTGATAGGTGTATATTTCACTGGCCTTGGCAAGCAGTCGATTGACTGGATTGTTCGGGTCACGAAATAGTTTCTTGTTTACCACGAATGCGGTATCACCCAATTCAGATTGCAGGTACTCCTCTGCCATCATGTCGCGTGTTGTTAAGTTGGCTCTGCGTGTGGTCAGCTTGACCAACATAGCCTTATCTGCCAGTGTAGTTAATTGCATCATCGCTCTCCTTGTTAAATAAGTAATTACCAGTAGTGGCTTCACCCACATGTATCTCACGAGTGATGTATACATCTGTCGGGTCATCCCCGAATCTGTCTATTTCAACATCGTCTTCCTCCTCACCCACATGAAGACGAGTCCCTGATAACCTAGGGTTCCCGCTCCAGTGTGTCCACAGACGCTCTAACCACTGAATGTCTGTGTAACTTGAGTACCATTTCCAGCCCTCAAATTCAAACTTGATGTACCCCGCTATGTTGTTGCCATGTCTAGCTTCGTACACCTCAAACGCATCGAACCCTAAGTCAGCCGCCCCCGCAGGGACGGGGTAGTTCATTCGTGCGCTCACCATTGCGGCAGTGATATCTTCCACAGTACCGCGTATCAGCCATACGCCATCAGTTCTGTACCCCATGATTGCCTCACAGTAAGACGTTGGCGTTCTTCACAGCCCACTGCATGAATGCCTTGGTGTTGCGAATCTCGGGTTTAAGTTTCTGTGCATCGAAGATACACATCACTTGGAAGTCAGCAGGCATGCGGTCAACATACTCAGCGACTCGGTCAAAGTTATCCTTGGATACTTTGTGTGCCAATGCACCAGTCAATGCATACAGCACAGCAGGGTCAGTTGGTACAGCCGCTTTGGATGGATTGAGCAAGATACCCTCGATGTTGGGCAAGTTCTCAAAGATACGCTTGAAGCCTGTGTACTCAGCAGCCGCACCCTCACCCACACAGCCAGCGATGTTGCTGAAGTAGAGATCAGATGAGAGTGATGTGTCCACCTGATTGGCAAACTCCCAAGTCCGTGGTGTTGGATTGATGTTGCGGTTGGGGTCGAAGTCAGACAGCAAGTTGGGTCTGAAGCGAATGAACTGAATCAGCTCGACTGCAATGTCGTTCTCCAATGCCCATGCACACCAGTCGTCTAGGTTCTCGTCATACTGCAACTCTTGCATACGATTGGATAGCTTGGTAGTCATGCGATTGGCACCAGACTTGTCCGATGTACGATTACCTGATGCAATGATGTGTAGCTTGGGGTGCAACTTGAGCTCGCCAGCGTAGTGATCCAAGATGACACGACACATGGGGTTCTGCATCGGTTGGGGTGCATCGGATAGCTCCTCGATGATGAGCGCACATGGCATGTCTGTACCATCGTCACGGATACGATAGAACTCAGGCATTGGTATCCATTTGGCTACATCGTTGTCAGTGCGTGGTACGCCCATAATGTCCACTGGGTCGCGAAGTGATGGATTGAACTCCGTCACACGCTCAGGTGGGATGCCAAGTTCTTTGATGATGTCACGACATAGCGCAGACTTGCCGCCCCCAGGTTTGCCAGTGATGTAAGGAACAAGTCGGTTGCCTTTGGCGAAGTTAGCCAACACAGATTTTTTGATATCTGAATATTTCATGGTTTGCTTTCAGTTAGTGAATGAATGCCCGAAGGCACAGGGATATACGCACAAGTTCTACGCTTGTGTTCCAAATAATAGGGAAGTTGAGGCTCATGACATGAGCTCTAGTTGGGCTCTGAAAAGAACCCGTTGGACCAGTTGGACCAGTTGGACCTACTGACTTCGATCGAACCTGCGCTTGACTAGGATTGTTTTCCAAGTCTCATTGAAGCTTTCCAATACTTGCGTGTATGCTTTGGATGGGTCGTGGTTTAGTTTCACGGTCTCCAGTAGAACAAGTCCAGTAAGAGTACTAGGATTGCCAATGCGAGTATTGCTCGCTCGAATTTTTCCCATATTGTGTGCATGATTGCGCTCCGTGAT